TATAACTTATTTTGCTATTTTATTAAGTATTCCTCCTGGAAAGGAGTAACAATTGAAGATTATTTTCAATGACGCAACGGAGCTGGTTGTCCAGTCGGCATCAATCCGTACAGATGGAAGCCTTCTAATTAAGACCATCTCTGCAGCGGAAGAGGAACTTCGAACCATGTTCCAGGATAAGTTCAAGACTCAAAAGATGACCGTGACAGAACGGGAGTCCACAGTCGCAACTTATGAGAATTACACCGATCTCAACGCTCTTGTGAAGTACATTGGCGGAATTCTAGGAGTAGTGATATATCGGGAAAAAGAATCACCAATGGATCGTATTGATGCACTGGAAGAACATGTGGACAATCTAACGGAAGCCAACAAAAGCCGTGAGGCTGAAACTGAAGAGCTTATCGCTACCGTAGACAGTATCCTCACAGACGTGCTGCCGGCACTGCTCGGTGATGGCACAGAAGAAACTCAGTAAGAAAGGAAAAAGAAAGGATGAATGATATGACAACATTTATTGCAAGAAGAATTATGGAAGAGGCAGACAAAAGCACAGAGGCAGGCCAGAAGAAATACCGTGCATATTTTAGGACAAGATTGTACAAAAAATGGAAAGACGAAGTGGACACAATCCTAAAAACCGATGGTTACGATGAGGTCATCGTAGAAGACTGAGGAGGAGTAAAATGGTTAGATTACTTGATATTAAGCGCACATACAGTGACGGAGGTATGCGTCTGTTACTATTGGCGGACAGCAAAGAAGACACGCTCCCGACACTGCTCTCAGACATAGACGGATTAAGCGGTGCTGGAAGTATAACTCCGGGCAGTATAGTAATCACTCCTGCATCAGATGTATGCATTATGGCCAATGATGGCACATGGGGGCCGTGGTTATGATGGATGATAGCTTATTATTATATAAAATCCTCAAGAACAGAACCGGGGCAGAGATATCTGCCTCCGGGAACCCAGCAATCATGTCAGATTCATTGAAGAATAATCCGATGAATGAGATGAAAGTGTATGGTTGGAGCAAGCAGGAGCGTACCACAGGAGCGCAGTTGTTAGATATTAAAAATGTAGGCGGTAGTGCAGGAGAAATAGCCTCAACTCAACATGACGGATATGTAATAACTGCGCAAGGGGTATATGCAGAGGGAGACAATAGTGCGTATAGAAACGTAAGTATCAAACTCGACACAGCAAAAGTGGCAGGGAAAATAATTACAGCAAGTGTTGAGTCAGCAGAAAACGATGCGGGCGAGGCATTGAGGCTGATATGCAATATTAACTACAAAAAACCAGATGGCACAACTTCTTGGAATTTGTTTGGAATGAATAAGCCTATAACAGTTTCAATACCAGCAGATGCCAAACTAGTAAAGTGTCGTATTCATATTATCGAGGAAAACGAAAAAACAATAGGATATGGCACGTATACAACGACCATAAAAGGACTTATGGTGTCTATCGGAGATATAGTTATTCCGTGGGAGCCTTACACTGGCGGACAGCCAAGCCCATCGCCAGATTATCCACAGCAGATTGTAAGCGCTGGCAGTGATGGGAAGATTGGCGTAGAAGTGCGAGGGAAGAACCTGTTTGAGCTAACCGGTATTCGTGACAACGAATATTTAAGAATTGAAAAAATTGAAAATAATACGATTTATGCGAGACCTACCAATATGAATGCAGAATCTCCTGGAACAACAAACTATTCTAATGGTTGGATTAACTTCGGTGAAAAAATCAAAGTAATGTCAGGTAAACTTTATACAATATCATTCTCATACAAAGCAGTGCAAAAAACGATAGAGATTGAAAAATTAGATCCTGCAAGAATATTGGTTTTTAAAGATAGTGAAAACATTATTTTAAATGAAGAAATAAAACAAGAAATAGGGAAATATGTAGATGTAGAAATTCCACTTTTAATTCCAGACGGAACGGATTCTATATATTTTACCATTACTTGTAATAATTGTAGTGTTGCAATTAAGAACCTTCAAATTGAAGAAGGAGGGTACACTTCCTATGAACCATACCATGAGCCACAATCCCTCTCCATCAGCACGCCAACAAGTCTTCCAGCTATTCCAGTGGACTCAGACGGCAACTACACCGATGCCGATGGTCAGCAGTGGATAGCTGATTATGTGGATTTGAAGCGTGGGAAGTTGTATAAAAAAGTAACGCGATTAAATCTGAAAGATGTTGATACTATGTGCATAGCACATGGTTTCCATTCGAATGGGAATGGTTATTTATCAATCGACGTTAAAAATATGAATAAAAAGTATTTACCTATATCGAACCGATATAAAAGTTCAGGGTGGATTATGGAAAGCGGATATGTGTACACACCTAAAGATAATATCATTGTTATTGTCGACGATAGATTTACGGATAAGCAAACAGCAATTAAATTAGTCCAAAATACATATGTAATTTATGCATTAACATCACAAATCGAAACCGACCTCACGCCAGAAGAAATCCAGGCCTACCAGAATCTTGTAACTTATGCCGGAACAACAATCGTGGAGAATGATGCAGAATGCTATATGGAAGTAAGTGCCGGTGGAGGAGACAGCCTTAGAGCAAAGAAGCTGGCGTTGATACTGGGAGAGTAGAGGTGATTATATGGAAATACGTGCAAGACCCTAGTGGTCTTATTTTTTATACCTAAAAATAAGGAAAGGACGCACATGATTAAGTTTTTATCAGAAAATTGGGCATTATTATCGTTCGTTGTGTCAGCTATCGCATACATATATTATCAGGTGATCGCTATGCGCAAAGGAATACGCGCACTACTTAGGGCGGATTTAATACGCCTCTATAATAAGTACCACGACGATTATGGATATTGCCCTTTGTATGTTAAACAATCACTGGAAGACGAATATAAACAATATCACACATTAAAGGGGAATGGTGTAGGCACGCAAATATATCATGCGCTTATGGAATTGCCTACAGAGCCACCCCATGAAGGAGAGGATTAATGATGTTTAAAAATTGTGTATTTAAAGTATCTGTAGATACAAAGAAGTGGGCTAAGAAAGCAGCGGTCAGAGCAGTGAAAACGGTAGCACAGACTGCAGTCGCTACGATCGGAACAGCAACAGCACTCGGTCAGGTCGATGCAAAGCTTGTAGTCTCAGCATCAGTACTGGCCGGAATTTTATCCTTGCTGACAAGTGTAGCAGGATTACCGGAGGTTGAGGGCGAGTAATCGTCCTCTTATTGATAGGAGTGATATTATGGCAGTAAGAATTGGAAGCGCACGTATTAATGAGAAGGGCACCACCACCGGAGGAAAAGCCGGAGATCAGACCGGTGGAGAAGTGTCTATACAGAATTACTATCTGCACAGAAAAGGTTGGTACGTAGCAAGACCGAAAGACCCAACTGTAGCAGAGAAGATTGCACAGGCAATGGAAGCAGCGTGCAACAATAATCACATCGGTTATTGCCAGGCACACAGAGACAGCCTTAGAAAGATTGCGGTTAAGTATAACTATAATCTCAGCAAGGTCAATGTTGATGTGGAGGTAGATTGCTCTGCACTGGTCAGAGTATGCTGCTTATATGCCGGAATACAGGTTGGAGATTTCAACACAGCGTCAGAGCTGGAAACCTTGCGAAAGACAGGAGCGTTCGAAATCCTGAAAGATGATAAGCGTTGCAAGGAAAGTACATATCTGAAACGAGGGGATATTCTTGTTACACGCACAAATGGACATACAGTTGTAGTCCTGGACAATGGATCTGGAGTGACTTCCGCTTCAAAGAGCACCAGAGCTTATGTCGTCGGACAAGTCTATGCAACACAGGTGGACGACCTGAGCGTCCGAACCGGTCCGGGAACCAATAATCCGGAAAAATCTTATGCGGAGTTATCCAGTAATGCACAGCAACACGCGCACGATAACGGGAGACTCAAGAAAGGCACGCGTGTAACCTGTAAGGATGTCCGCAAGGTTGGTAGTGACATCTGGATCAAGATTCCAAGCGGCTGGATTGCTGCATATTATGGTGGAAAGAAGTATGTAGGATAGCGCGAGACGATTCAGATAAATATATACTGTTAGCGACACGTTAGCGACAAATATATGAC